AAATTTTACAGATTTTGATTTTGAAGGTTCAAACTTCTCTGTTATTATTGATACTTTAGCGTATAACACATATATTAATGCATTTAATGCAAACTTGTTAGCGAATGAATCATTCTTAGACTCGGCAACCATAAGAGAGAATGTAGTATCATTGGCAAGAAATATTGGATATGTACCCCGTTCAAAAACTGCTGCAACAGCAACTGTAAGAATAAGTGATATAAACGTAGGTGCAACAAGCGATTCAACAACAAAGTTTCTTACTCTTCGTGCTGGACTTGTTTGTGTGGGTGCATCAGAGAATACAACATATCGTTTTTCTTTACCAGATAATATTACTTCAACCAGAATAAAGGATATTGGTGGAACTTCCTTTGCACAATTCGATGATCCAATCACAATTTATGAAGGAACTTTTCTAACAAGGACATATAGATCAAGTTCATCAGTAGATCAAAGATTTATTATTGACAGTCCTGGTATTGATAGTTCAACAATAAGAGTATTTGTCTCTGGTCCAGATGACACATCTCTAGGTCGTCAATATCGAATGATTGATAATATATTGAATATAGATAAAAACTCCGAAATATTTCTTTCACAAGAAGTTCAAGATGAAAAATACGAAATAATGTTTGGTGACGGATTGTTTGGACGTAAGTTAGAGAACAATTCAGTGATAACTGTAAGATATATTGTAACTGATGGTTCAACAGGAAACGGAGCTTCTAATTTTAGTTTCCAAGGTACGTTTACTAAAAGTGATGGAACTATCTTTACACCTACTGAGAGCGTAAGTGTGACTACAGTTACAAACGCTTCTAATGGTGCTGAAGTTGAAGATGTGTCTTCTATTAAGTACTTTGCTCCAAGACTCTACTCAGCACAATATAGAGCAGTTACACCAAGAGACTATGAAGCGATAATTGGTACAATTTTCCCTCGAACCGAGTCAGTTGCAGTTGTTGGAGGAGAGGAGTTAGATCCACCACAATTTGGAAAAGTTCAAATTAGTATCAAACCTAAAAATGGTACTTTCGTATCTGATTTTGATAAATCACAAATTAAAAATAGATTAAAGAATTACTCTATCGCTGGTATTAATTCTGAAATAGTAGACTTAAAAGTACTATATGTGGAAATTGATACAAATGTGTATTATAACTCTGCACAAATAAGTTCAGCATCTGATTTAAGAACTAAAATAGTAAATGGATTGAATGGATATGCTGGTAATGTAGAGATTAATAAATTTGGTGGAAGGTTTAAATATAGTAAAGTTATCACCCTTATTGATCGAATTGATAATGGTATAACATCTAATATTACTAAAGTTATTATAAGAAGAGATTTGAAGGCATTACTGAACCAGTTTGCACAATATGAATTATGTTTTGGTAATCGTTTCAATATTAATCCTGCTGGTTATAACATTAAGAGCACAGGATTCACAATTCAAGGATTCTCAGATACTGCATATCTTACAGATGTTCCAAATAAAAATATATCTGGTAATTTAGATGGCAGTCATATGGGTACATTATCAGTAGTTACTAAGAATAATCGTAATGAACAACGAGTTATTGTTAAAGATGCTGGTGTTGTTGATTATAAAAAGGGTGAAGTAATTTTGAATACTATTAATATTACTTCAACAGTAAATGAAAATAATATTATTGAGGTTCAGGCATTCCCAGAATCAAATGATGTTATAGGTTTAAAAGATCTATACCTGAATTTTGATGTATCGAAGAGTACAATAAATACTATTAAGGATGTAATTGCTTCAGGTGAAGATGTTTCAGGTGTTGTATTCCAAAGAGATTTTTATACATCAAGTTACTCTAATGGAGATTTAGAGAGGAAATAATTTATGCCACACATTGACAAAAGAATACAAGTCAATACAATTATTGAAAATCAGTTACCAGAATATGTGGTATCTGATTTTCCTAATGCAGCAGAATTTTTAAAGCAATATTATATTTCTCAAGAGTTTCAAGGTGGAGCCAGCGATATAATCAATAATTTTGATCAATATCTTAAAGTTGATAATCTAGTTCCTGAAGTTGTAGTTGGTCTAACATCAATTACAGCAGATGTAAGTTCTTCTGATACTGTAATCACAGTCCCAAGTACAAAGGGTTTTCCTGCAGAATATGGATTACTTAAAATTAATGATGAAATAATATCATACACAGGTATTACAACAAATACCTTTACAGGTTGTATTCGTGGATTTAGTGGTATATCTGGTTATAACGTTGGTGTGTCATCTTCATTATTAGAAATAAATCGTGAAAGTTTAGAATTTAATGAGACAATTGCAAAATCACATAAAACTGGAGATAATGTAAAGAATTTATCTGTTCTATTCATACAAGAGTTCTTCAAAAAAATGAAGAAAACTTTCTTGCCTGGTTTAGAAGATAATGAATTATCCGAAAAATTAGATGTAGGCAACTTTGTAAAGTTTGCTCGTTCTTTTTATCAATCTAAGGGTGTAGAAGAATCAATAAGAATTTTATTTAAAGTATTGTATGGAGTTGAGTCTAGAATACTTGACCTTGAGGGAAATTTAATAAAACCATCAGATGCTGAATTTATACGTCGTGAAGTCATTGTAGCTGACTTAATTACACCAACTGGAGAACCTCAGAACCTAACTGGACAAACAATATTTAAATCCACTGATACTGCAACTAATGCATCTGTATCAGAAGTTGAAATTATTAAGAGAGAGGGAAAAAATTATTATAAAATTGCATTATTTGTTGGATTTAGTGACAGAGATTTAATCGAAGGTGTATTTACAGTACCAGGTAACACAAAAGTTGTTGGAGGAGCAGTTGCAGGTGCAACAATAATCGATGTTGACTCAACTGTAGGTTTTGGAACTACAGGAACAATCATTAGTGGTGCTAACTCACACATTGATTATACATCTAAATCAATCAATCAATTCTTTGGTTGCACTGGAGTTGGAGTTGGAATCGGTACAGCAGACAATATTAGAGCAGATGAAACAATATTTGGATATGAAAACGGGGATTTATCTAAAAGGGTTGATTTAAGAATTACTGGTGTTCTATCTGAATTAGTACCAATTACAGATATAACTCTCATTAATGAACAAGAAAATTTATTTGTCAAGAATATTGGTGAAAAAATAGAAAATGATAACAAAAATTATAAACAAATATTTGCTAACTCTTGGATTTACAATACTGGTTCAAGATTTCAAGTTGAAATTAGCGGTTCAACATTTAAGTTTAAAACAATACTTGATAAATCTTCATTAAAAGTTGGTGATAGATTTGAGATTCTTAAGAGAAATGAGCAAACTATTGTTGGTGGTGGTACAGTTGGTAGTATAGACGTTACATTAAATCAGATAAACGCAATCAATATTGCTGGTTTTACACAAGTTTCTAATCAACTATATGATATTCGTAGAGTTATAGAGAAAGTTACAAGTTCAGGTGTACCACTTGATAAAGGTAATAATACAATTATTGCTGATACTTTAAATGTTTATGTAGATGGTAATGAAGATGGTTATGCAGCATCAAACTCTTTACCAAGTTATGATATTACTTCAAATATTATTGAAGAAACTTTAACGGGTGGAACTGCCATAGGTTTGGATGGTTTTAGTAGTTTAAATGAAAGATATAGTTTTATTAATTTTCCTCTCTCTAGAAATGTAAAATTTATACAGGGTGATGAAATTGTATATCAACCAGAGGGAGAACCATTTGTAGGATTGGATACTGGTCGTACATATTTCGTAGATCCTGTCATACCTAGTGATCCAAACCAAGATATTACAAAGATAAGAATATTTAATTCAAATGCACAAATTGGAACAGCAAGCACTGTACAAGTTGGTCCTACCACATCAACAACCGATGTTCATAGATTTGTATTAAAGAGACATAGTTCTAGAATATTAGATTCAGACAAGGTATTAAGAAAGTTTCCTTTATCACAAAACTTATTTGTAACATCAAAACAGGAAATACCAACAAATGATATTGGAATGTTAATTAATGGTGTTCAAATACGTTCACCAATTTCTGATAATCAAATATTCTTTGGTTCTTTAGAATCAATTGACTTATTGAACGCTGGAACTGATTATGATGTATTGAAACCCCCAATTATTGGTATTGAAACTAGTTCTGGAGTAGGTGCAGCCGCAGAACCAATCGTCCGTGGAACTGTTAAAGATGTATTTGTAGATCCACAAGAGTTTGATATTGATGCAGTTACAAATATCTCTCTTACAGGTGGTAATGGAAGTGGTTGTTTACTAGAACCAGTTCTTGGAACAAGAAATAGAGAATTATTATTTGATAGTAGAGACGTATTTTTTAATGGTGGTGTTGATATTGTAAATGAAACAATAACATTTAAAGATAATCATAACTTAGTTGATGGTCAATTATTGTACTATAGTTCAAATGGAAATCAACCAATTGGTATTGGAACTGCTTACGATCTTGAAAACAAGATAGGTGGCACACTCTCTGATGGTGCTCCATATTTCGTAAGGGTTGTCAATCCATCTACAGTAAGAATTTTTAATACAAGAGTCGATGCAATATTCGGCACAACTGGTATTAATACTGTTGGTTTATCTACAGATACAGCAGCAAGTGGTATTCATAAGTTTAAGACAGAGAGCAAAAATACTCTTGTTGCAGTAAAAGTTTTAGAAGAAGGTTCTGGATATACTCATAGAAAATTAAGAGTAAAACCAATTGGAATTTCAACTTCAATAAATGTTATTAATTTCAAAAATCACGGTTTCCAAAGTGGTGAAATTGTAGAATACAGTGCAGAAACAACTGCTATACAGGGATTATCAACGACTTCATCATACTATGTTAACAAATTAAATGATCATCAATTCCAGTTAGCAGATGCGGGTATTGGGGGAACTTCAACTGTAGATTATGATAGAGGCAAGTTCGTCAACTTTACTTCATCTGGAGCTGGATTCCAGATATTTGAATATCCAGAAATCAAAGTAAACATCAGTGTTTCATACGGTTCAACTGTGACTGGTGATATTACTATAACTCCAGTCGTGACAGGAGAATTAATCGGTGCATACTTATATGAGGAAGGTACAAATTATGGTTCAACTATTTTAGATAAAGAAGTTATACCTAAAGTATCGATTGAAAATGGTAAATTTGCTGAATTTAAACCTATTGTTGTAAATGGTAAAATTGTTGACGTAGCTGTTGTCAATCAGGGTAGGGAGTATAATTCTAGTCCTGACGTAAGAGTTATATCAACTGGTGCAGGTGCAGGTGCTATTGTCAGACCAGTTGTTGAAAATGGGGCAGTTATAGATGCTATCGTAATTAATTCTGGAATCGGATATGATAGTAATTCTACAGAGGTTAGAGCGTTCCCTAGAGGTAGTAATGGTAAATTCTCTGCAAGAGTAAGAAGTTTGACTTTAAATAATGCAAGTAGATTTGGTGATACTCAATTAACAGAAAAAGTTGATTCTCTCAAGTTCAGTGTGCTTGGATATTCGCAAGATATTGCAAGTACATTTGAAAATACTTTTACTATCAATTCAAATGGTGAGTTTAACCAAATTACAGGTCACTCTCCAATTATAGGTTGGGCATATGATGGAAATCCAATCTATGGTCCTTTTGGTTATTCAGAACCTGACAATATCAACTCAGAATTAAAAATAGTTTCTACATCTTATAAAATTGATATAACTCGTGTTGTTAATAGACCATCAGGTTATGCACCAGGTTTCTTTGTTGAAGATTTTGTATTTGATGGTTCAGGAGATCTTGATATTCATAATGGTAGATTTACAAAAACACCTGAATTTCCTAACGGTGTTTATGCATACTTTACTTCAGTTGGTCTAGGAACTCAAACTAATAAACTTGAGGGAGTATATCCTTACTTTATCGGAAATACATACAGATCACCATTTATTTCTGAGAACCAAATACTTGATCAC